TCACGCCGTCATTGTGAAAATTTTTTCACGAATTATTATTTTTGAAAGGTTGTGTATAAAAATGAGTGATTATAAAGGGTTATTTTATATGAGATATAAACTCGAAAGCAAACGAGCAAGAAATATATTAAGATACGATTACTATGAAATGAAGAATGCACAGCAAGATTTTAATATTACTATGCCAGAACAATTTATATGGTTAAATGAATGTCTTGGGTGGTGTGCAAAGTCTGTAGATACATTAGCTGATAGATTAAGCTTTCGTGAATTTAAAAATGATAATTTTTATATTAACGAAATTTACAATATGAATAATCCTGATTTGATTTTTGATAGTGCTATTCTTTCTGCCTTGATTACTTCATGTTCATTTATTTATATTTCAAAAGGCTTGAACGGATATCCGGTTCTTCAGGTGATTGATGGGAGAAATGCGACAGGTATAATTGACCCAACAACAAATATGCTCATAGAGGGGTATGCGGTTCTTCGAAGAGATTCATCAGATAGGCCAGTAATAGAAGCCTATTTTACAGATAAGGAAACAATATATTATCGTAATGGTATTTATGATTATACATTTAAAAATCCTGCTCCTTATGCTTTGCTTGTACCAATTATCTTTAGACCTGATCCGAAAAGAATGTTCGGTCATTCAAGAATTAGTAGGGCATGCATGGGGATTCAACAAGCTGCAATGCGTACATTAAAACGAGCAGAGGTATCAGCAGAGTTTTATTCGTTTCCGCAAAAATATGTGTTAGGTATGGACCCTGATGCAGAATATTTAGATAAGTGGAAAGCAACTATATCAAGTATGCTTCAAATATCGGCAGATGATAATGGAAACGTTCCGACAGTCGGACAATTTCAGCAACAATCAATGGCTCCTTATGTGGAGCAATTGAAAATGTTTGCTAGCTTGTTTGCCGGTGAAACAGGATTAACAATGGATGACTTGGGCTTTTCCACAGAAAATCCATCAAGTGTTGAAGCAATCAAGGCTCAACATGAAAATTTGCGCTTAATTGCTAGAAAGGCTCAAAAAACATTTGGAACGGGGTTTTTAAATGCAGGATTTTTAGCTGCATGTGTTAGAGACAATACAGCTTATCAAAGAAATTTGTTATACCTTACTAAAGCTAAATGGGAGCCACTATTTGAGCCTGATTCGTCTACATTCTCTATTATTGGGGATAGTGCAATTAAGTTAAATCAAGCAGTACCGGGATTTATGGGAAAAGATAATTTAAGAGATTTGACAGGAATTGAAGCAAGTGAAGAAGGTGTATAGTTTATGGAAGAAATTACACCTGAAACTTTAAATGAAATAAAATCCCTATATGAAAAATTAGTAAATAGTAATTCTAAAGCAAAATATATCTTACACAAGATAGAAAATGGAAATTGTAACCATGAAGATGCGTTAGAATATGCTATTGAGTTAGGAATGTGCCTTGAAAACACATTCAAATCAAGTATTACAGATGGGGTTTTAACTAACGGAATATTGGATAGAAAGACAGCCCGGTTATTGTTAGAACCTCTTGTTCAAGCAAACTATAACCATGTATCAAAACAATGCGTTAATGTACAATCTATATTAAACAATAAAGCTAACATTGGATTAAAAGCCATCAAGCCTACTTATAACAAAGATAGGACTGATGGCTTAATTAGTTACATTTCTGATATCGAATATGCAAAAAGGGAAAAAAGTTTTCTTCAAGCTTTAAGTACCAATTCAAAAAGTATTGTTGACGATTCAGTTAAACAAAATGCTGATTTCCAATATGAAAGTGGTCTTAATCCCAAAATAATTCGCAGATCAGATGGTAAATGTTGCAAATGGTGTAGCAGTTTAGTTGGTGTCTATGATTACGAAAAAGTAAAAGTCAAAGGTAATATAGTATTCCGGAGACATGCTAATTGTAATTGCAGTGTTTCTTATGATCCCGGTGATGGCAAAATACAAAATGTATGGTCAAAGGAATGGAGTAAAAAAAATGAAGTAGAATCAAATTTTAAAAAAATAACCTATCCGCAACATTTGGGGAAAGATGTTACTAAAGAATACTATGGTAAAGCAACACCTAGAGTAGGTATGATAAACATAGATAAGGACTATGATATAAAAGAGCATAAAGATGAAATTGCTATGGCAAAGTGGATACATTTTAATTTCGGAGGCGATATCACTTTACTAACTGAAAGTAAAATAGAAGGAAAACTGAACCCGGATTATTTATGGCGTGGCAAACTATGGGATTTAAAAACAACATCTACAGCTAAATCGGCAAATTCTGCTTTAAGACATGGGTTGAAACAAATAGCGGAAAATCCAGGAGGAATTATTTTAAATTATTTAAATGAAGTTTCAATGAGTGAACTACAAATGATCATAGATAAACGAATGAAATGGTACAAGGGAGAAACGGTTGATATATTCATTGTTATGAACAATAAATTAAAAAAAGTTATTAGAATATAAAAAAGGTACTCCCCCACCCAAAATAGCGGAGGATCATACCTCTTAATATTATTATATACAATTATATTGCTTTTATCAACAGAAATATATAGAAAGGAGCTGCATTTATGGCATATGGTTTACGACCGCATCATCATGAATGGTACATTCATCAAATTGAAAACTATTATGATGATAATAAGCATTGCATGGCTAGGGATATTTCGCACAGATATATGATATGTGGAAAGATTTATCATGAACGTTATGAGTATAAACCGCCACCTTATGGAAAATCTAATAAAGTATTAAATTGTAATAAGCAGAAGTATGACAACCGAAGATAGGTTGTTTTTATTTTATTTAAGGAGGTAGTGGATATGCAGCCAAAAAGAATTGGTCGTCAAACTCCTACAACCTCGTTAATTTTGCCTTATAACAAAACAAAAGGCCAAGAAGCAATTGATATCTATAACAAGACAGGAAGAACCGCAAGAGAGTGGCAAGAAATATTGATTTATGACATCATGGCCGTCGATGATGACGGATTATGGACCCATTCAAATTTTGGATATTCAGTGCCTAGACGAAACGGTAAAACAGAAGATGTGTTGATGCGTATAATGTGGGGATTGGTGAATGGAGAAAAGATACTATACACAGCTCATCTTATTTCAACGGCACATGCCGTATGGGAAACATTGATTTATCTTTTGGATAATGCCGGTATTAAATACGCATCTGTTAAAGCTAAAGGTCAAGAAAATATCCGTTTATATGATGAATTTGGGAAACCATATAAGTTATCACATACTGTGAATTTTAGAACACGCTCTAATAATGGAGGGTTAGGTGAAGGATATGATTTGCTAATCATAGACGAAGCCCAAGAATATACCATTGACCAAGAATCATCATTAAAATACACGATTTCAGCTAGTGTAAATCCACAAATTATTATGCTTGGAACACCTCCGACTGCTATTTCACATGGCACTGTATTTCAAAAAATGCGTGAAAAAGTTATTCGAGGAAATTCAAAAAATACCGGATGGGCAGAATGGTCGGTTGATAGACTATGTAACCCCCAAGATGTAGGAATGTGGTATGAGACAAATCCATCTTTAGGTCAGGGATTGACTGAACGTGTCATTGAAAACGAAGATACAACAGATGATGTAGATTTCAATATTCAACGTTTAGGACATTGGTTATCTTATGCACAAGAATCTTCGATTTCACAAAAAGAATGGTTATCTTTAAAAGTTGATGCTATTCCGAAGTTTACAAATAAATTATTTGTGGGTATCAAGTATGGAAGAGATGGTACAAATGTCGCAATGTCAATCGCTACTAAGGTCAAAGATAAAGTCTTTGTGGAAGTTATTGATTGTCAGAGTGTACGCAATGGAAATCTATGGATTATTGATTTTTTAAGTAAAGCAGATATTAGTAAGGTCGTTATCGATGGTGCAGGAGCACAAGAAGTATTGTCTAAAGAGATTAAAGATTACGGATTGAAGATTAAACCTATACTTCCAACTGTAAAAGAAATCATTGTAGCTAACAATCTTTTCGAACAGGGGGTTCTTTCACTTAAAAATATTATCCACAACAATCAGCCATCATTAACTCAAGTGGTTACTAACTGTGAGCATAGGTTAATTGGTACGAATGGTGGATTTGGGTATAAGGCTTTAAAAGAAGAATATGAAATAGCATTGCTAGATAGTGTGATATTGGCATATCAATTATGCTTTGTTACTAAAGAAAAGAAATCTAAGCAAAGAGTAAGTTATTAAATAGAAAAATTAACGTGACTAACGGAAAATAGGAGGAAGTTATGGAAACATTTAAAATTATTGAAACACAAGAAGAGTTTGAAGCTAGGTTGACAGAGAGACTAGCGCAAAAAGAAAGAAGTGTAGCAAAGAAATATGAAGGTTATACATCACCGGAAGATTTGAAGCAATTAAAACAAGATTATCAAACAAAGATTGATGGATTAAATACGCAAATTGAAGAAATGGCTGATAAATACAGATATACTGATGCAAAAATCAGCAACTATGAAGAGAAAATTGCTAAATATGAGACCGACTCAGTTAAAACGGAAGTGGCAATTGAGATGGGAATTCCTTTAAGTTTAAGAGATAGATTAAAAGGAACGACTAAAGAAGAAATTTTGGAAGATGCAAAGACTTTTTCGGCTTATACTGTTCAAAAAAGACAAGCACCACTTTATACAGAGGATGTGCAAATGACACAACAGGATATTGAAAAAGCTAAGCTAGATCAGAGCTATAAAGAATTTGTAAAAGAAATCTAAGGAGGACAAACTTATGGCAGATACATTAAATATGAAAAATTATAAGAGTATTTATACACCGGGATTGGTAACAGATTTATTTCAAAAGGTTAAAGGGCATTCGTCTTTAGCAAGATTATCAAAATCCGAACCATTACCATTTACCGGCAAAGAATATATGACATTCTCTATGGATGATGAAGTTAACTTGGTGGGGGAATCTGAAGCTAAAGCTCAAGGCTCAGCAGTTTTAGGAACAAAAACAATTATTCCTTTAAAAGTAGAGTATGGTATTCGTACATCAGATGAGTTCTTATATGCTAGTGAAGAAAAGAAAATCGAAATCTTAAAGGCATTTAACGAAGGATTTGCGGCAAAAGTAGCGCGAGGCTTGGATATTATGGCTATGCATGGTGTGAATCCTAGAAGCAAAACGACTTCTAATTTAATTGGCGATAATCATTTTGATGCAGGTTCTAAAACAATCAAAACAACACCCGGTGCAGAAGATAAAGATATTAACAGAGCTATTGCGTTATTTGATGATAGTGATAACTATGATGTAACAGGCTTTGCAATGTCTAAAGCGTTTAGAACATCTTTAAGTGAATTAGAATATAAGAATGGAGCAGCTAAATTTCCCGAACTAGGATGGGGTAATGAAACATCTAGTTTGCGAGGTTTAAAAGTAGATGTTAATTCAACTGTTTCATTTAACACTTCCAACGACTTGGCAATCATCGGGGATTTTGAAAAATATTTTAAATATGGTATTGCTAAAGAAATTTTAATGGATATTATCAAATATGGTGATCCTGATAACAGTGGCCGAGATTTGAAAGGTCATAACGAAGTATTTATTCGTTCAGAAGTTTATTTGGGATGGGCTATCATGGACCATGAAGCATTTGCACGAGTTGTTAAAGTTGCTGAACAAGAAAATGTAGATGGTCAAGATGAATAATTTTGCGACAATTCAAGATATCGAAAATTTAAAAAGACCACTAGTAGGAGTTGAAAAACAAAGAGCCGATTCGCTGTTAAAAACAGTATCGGCTTCTTTACGCTATGAAGCAAAAATGGTTGGTAAAAATCTCGATGAAATGATTGAAAAAGATGAGGTCTTAAATGAAGTCGTTAAAAGTGTTACAGTTGATATTGTCATGAGAGAACTGATGACTTCAACAAATCAAGAGCCAATAACACAAGTAACACAGTCTGCATTAGGTTACTCGGTCAGTGGGACATATCTTGTGCCCGGTGGAGGATTATTTATTAAAAAATCAGAATTATCAAGATTGGGGTTACGCAGGCAAAGATATGGAGTGATTGATTTTTATGGCAATGATTAAAGGGATTGAGGTTGTGCTTTATGATAAAGAAGAAATCGGTAAAGACAATTTTAACATGCCTATCTATAAAGAAATCCCAATTACTATCAACAATGTTTTAATCGCTCCTTCATCAACAGATGATATTGTTACTTCTACTGATTTGGTTGGCAAAAAAGCGATTTACACCTTAGCTATCCCAAAAGATGATACACATAATTGGGAAGATAAAAAAGTACATTTCTATGGCCAAGATTGGCATGTTTTTGGATTTTCTATTGAAGGTATAGATGAAAATATCCCATTAGATTGGAATAAAAAAGTGATGGTGGAAAGATATGGCTAAAGTGAAAGTTGTATTAAATAGAAAAGCGGTTAGAGAATTGCTCAGATCTCAAGCTATGGAAGATGTATGCACTTCTTATGCTGAAAAGATTCAAGCGAAGTTAGGTGATGGATATGAAGCTTCAACATACGTTGGAAAAACTCGTGTTAATGCTTCTGTTGGTACAGCAACAGTAAAGGCAATACGGGAAAACATGAATGACAATACCATTTTAAAAGCTTTAGGTGAAATCAAATGATAGAAGAAATTATTATCAATTATTTAAATTCCATTGATGGATTTAAGGCATACGCGGAAAATCAATCTTTAGAAGAGTATATAGTGGTACAAAAAACAAGTAGTGGTGAAGAAAATTATATCAATCATGCGACAATTGCAATTCAATCTTATGCTAAGACATTATATCAAGCAGCACAATTAAATGAAAAAGTAAAACAAGCGATGAGAAACATTATTGAATTAGATAATGTTTCTAAAGCAAAGTTAAATAGTGATTATAATTATACAGATACGGCTAAAAAGAGATATCGTTATCAAGCGGTGTACGAAGTCATTTATTTTTAAAGGAGCGTGAAAACATGGCAGGTACAAAAAATGTAACTACTGGTAAGCCGAAAATCGGTGGTGCAGTAGCAAGAGCAATTTTAGGAACAGCACTTCCAACAAGTGCATCAGAAGAACTTGATAAAGCGTTCAAATCATTAGGCTATGTTAGTGAAGATGGATTGACAAATGCCAATTCGCCAGAAAGTCAGGATGTAAAAGCGTGGGGTGGGGAGGTTGTATCAAGCATACAAACAGGTAAACCGGATACATTTACGCTAACGCTTATTGAAGCTATCAATCTAGATGTATTGAAAACTGTTTATGGTGATGATAATGTTACCGGAACAATTGAAACAGGTATTAAAATAAGTTCTAATAGTGATGAATTACCTGAATCGTCATGGGTTGTTGATATGGTTTTAAAAGGTGGTATTTTGAAAAGAATTGTTATTCCAAAAGCAGCTATCAGTGAAATCGGTGAAATAGCATATAACGATAGTTCTGTAATTGGATATGCATTAACATTGAAAGCAACACCTGATGAAACCGGAAATACACATTATGAATATTTGATTAAGAAAGATGCTGAATAGTTTTTTAGGAGGGTAAGGTTATGAAAAAAGCAACATCAACAGGATTCGAATACAAACTAGATGATGAAGTATTGGATGATTGGGAGCTTTTAAAGCTTATTAAGAGAATTGATAATGGTGAGAGTGATTTAATTGTTGATTTAGTTCCGAAATTATTAGGCGATGAACAAGCTATAGAACTTGAAAACCATTTAATTAGATTAGAGGAAAAAGTGAAAATTTCTTCTATGGCTAGAGAAATCGGTGAAATCATGAAAGGGAGCAAAGATTTAAAAAACTAAGTACCCTCGCCAATATGTTAAATACTGATAGTGATGCACTAGAATGTGATTTGGCAGAAACTTATCATATTTATAACTATAAAGAGTTGCCATTAAAAAAGGTAGCTCTTTTTTCTGTTGGTTTGAGGGAAGAAAGCAGAATTAAGATGAAAATTTTGAACATCAAATATCCATTTAAAACGATATTGATGTCTGATATTGCAGATAAACTAGCAATGCTCTTATGGATATATCAAGGTGCGAAGAAGAATAAAAAACCTGATTTAATTCTTCCGAAACTTTTTGATGTGGAAATGTTTAAGTTTAATGACAAAGACATTGTTTCTTTTGCTTCAATAGAAGATTTCGAAGAAGAGCGTAAAAGAATTATAGGGGTAGAGGTGAAATAATGGAATTAGCAAAAGCTTATGTTCAAATTATACCGTCAGCTAAAGGTATAGGAAATGGAATTTCTCAATCAATTGGCGATGAGGCTGATAATGCAGGAGAACAAGCAGGAAAATCAATTGCATCTAAAATTAAGAATGCTATTATTGCTGCAGGTATTGGAAAAGCTCTTACCTCTATTATTTCATCTGCCATTACTGAAGGAGGTGCGTTAGAACAAAGTATTGGTGGTATTGAAACAATGTATAAGGAAAGCGCTGAGCGTATGAAACAGTATGCCAGTGAGGCCTACAAAAGTGCTGGAATTTCAGCTAATGCATATATGGAACAGGCAACAAGTTTTGGAGCTACATTATTGCAATCGTTAGGCGGAAATACGGAAGCAGCTGCAGATTATGCTAATAGAGCTATTATAGATATGTCAGACAACGCCAATAAAATGGGGACCGATATGGAAATGATACAGAATGCGTATCAAGGGTTTGCCAAACAAAATTATACGATGCTAGACAACCTTAAATTAGGTTATGGTGGAACTAAGGAGGAAATGCAACGCTTAATCAGAGATGCATCTATGATGAAAGATGTACAAGATAAATTGAATATCAGTGTCAATGAAGGCGATTTATCTTTCGGCAACATTATCAATGCGATTAGTGTTATGCAAGAAAATTTAGATATTACAGGTACAACGGCATTAGAAGCATCTTCAACTATAAAGGGTTCATTTAATTCCATGAAAGCTGCTGCCCAAAATTTCTTAGGCAACTTAGCATTGGGTGAGGATATCAAACCATCGTTGGCTGCCTTGATTGAAACTACCGGAACTTATTTGGGAAAAAATTTATTTCCGGCTATTGTTAACGTTATAAGTGCATTGCCTAGTACATTAGGCAGTATCGCAAGCATTGGCTGGGATTTAGGCATGGATTTATTAAATGGATTATCAGAGGGGTTTTCAGGTAATGTAACAGCCTTTATCGATAATATATTTCCTATGCTTGTTCAATTTTCTGATACAATTAGGGAAAAAGCAGGTTTATTAGTTGATGTAGGGTTAAATCTTTTAATGCAATTAGCACAAGGAATTGCAGATGGTTTACCAACATTGATTGAAACAATTCCTCAAATTGTGACTAACATTGCAAATATCATCAACGAGAATATGCCGAAAATTCTACAAACAGGATGGGATATCTTAATTACTTTAGGAAATGGTCTTATAGATGCAATACCCACATTGATAGCCAATATTCCGCAAATTATGGAAGCTATTTTTGCCACTTGGAATGCTATAAATTGGTGGGATTTAGGAAGAACACTTATTTCAGGCATTTGGAATGGTATTAAAAATCTAAGTTCGATGCTGGTAGATGGTGTAAAAGCTATTTTTAACAGCTTAAAAGATAATGTAGTAAACATTTTTAAGGGAATTTCAAGCAATGCTTTAAATATTTGGAATGGAATTAAATCGTCTATTTCAGGAGTCGTGAATGGTATAAAATCGATTGTTTTAGGCATTTGGGATTCTATTAAATCAGTTACATCATCTGTTTGGAATGGTATTTTAAATGCCATAAAATCGCCTTTGAATACTGCTAAGAATTTTGTAAAAGGCATTATAGACACAATTAAAGGATTCTTTAATTTTAAGATATCATGGCCTAAAATACCGTTGCCTCATTTTAGTATTAGACCAAGTGGATGGGGAATTGGAGATTTATTGAAAGGGAAAATTCCTAGTTTGGGCATTGATTGGTATGCTAAAGCAATGGACGATCCTATGATGCTTGACGGTGCGACAATATTTGGGATGCAAAACGGTAGACTATTAGGTGGTGGAGAAAAAGGGCACGAATATATTACCGGCGAGGCTGGTTTAAGTAGAATTGTATCTGATGTTATCAATAATTCATTAGATGTGTTGATGAATAAACAGATGACGATGTTAGAAATCATTATAGAAATATTGAAACTTATTTTAGAAAAGGATCCGAATATCGTTATTGACGGGACACCTCTTAAAAGAAGTGTATCAGAATATACAATTGAAAGGATGAGCAAAGAAATTGCTAAAATTATGAGGCAAAAAGGAGTGCTGCTTAATGGATAGTATCAGTCATAGAAAAATCAATTATGGAAAAATTGATATTATATACAATGGCGAATATGGACAGCAACATGATGTTTATTTATTTGAACCACCGGTTATTGCATCGCCTAAGAAAAAATATAGCTCTTATTCTGTTGCCGGAAGAAACGGCGAAATAATTGAAGATATTAGCCAAAAATCGAATTCACAGATAACCTGTGTCTTTTCTATGCTCAATAATGCTAAGCACAAGCTTAGATATTTAAAAAGATGGCTAAAAGGATGCGGTGAACTTCAAATAACAGATTCAATGGATTTTTATTATAAAGTTTTAATGATAGAATTTGGAAATTTAGAAGAACACACCACTAACTATGCAACAATATCGGTAACATTTACGATATATCCTTATGAATTTTCAATGAACGGTAAGCACTCAATTTTTCTGCAAAATGGTATTATTCATAACCCTTATGACAAAGCTTTTCCAATTTACTATATTTCAGGTGAGGGCGTTTGCACATTATCTGTCAATGGAAATTTAGTAAGTGCTAATGTAGGTCAAAGTTTAATCATAGATACATTTTTAATGCTTGCCTATAGAAATAACAATGAACTAGCAAATACATCGTTATCGGGTGATTATAACGATTTGAGATTATTGACAGGTGACAATATTATTGAGATTAGTGCCGGCTTTAATTTGAGGATATTAACGAATTGGGGGTTTGAATTATGATACAAGTTTATTTACCGGGTAATGAAAATTATCAAGCTAATGGCGATATGACAATTGTGCCGACATCTTGTCAAGTTGAAAGCGAGGTTAATGGTGTTTGGAGTTTGACATTGGAACATCCTATTGATATAGAGGGACGATGGACATATATTCAAAATGAAGGTGTTGTTGAGGTGCCTTTATTTGACAAAAAGCAATTGTTTATTATTAGAGGTATCAATAAAAAGGATAGTGGTATAACCGTTGAAGCAGAACCGATTTTCATGAAATCAAGAAATGACTGTATCTTAAAGGACATTAGACCCACAGATAAAAACGGGCAACAAGCTCTTGATATTATAACATCCGGGACACAATATAGCGGGACATCAAATATAACAGATATTTCAACGGCTTATTATCAAAGAAAAAATTTAATTGAAGCTATTCAAAGTGATGATGCTAACTCATTCCTCAATCGTTGGGGCGGGGAAGTTTATTATAATAATTTTAATATTATTATAAATAGTAGAATTGGACGTGATAGGGGCGTAAGTGTTGCTTATGGTCGAAACATTCAGCAAAACGGATTTGAAGAAGATATTGACACATCAGATGTAATCACACGTATTTATCCAGTAGCTTATAACGGGCGAGTGATAGAGGGGGAGACAGACTATGTTGACAGTCCTTTAATTGATAATTATCCAAGTCCGAAAGCTAGATATATTACATATAGTGATATTAAATTGAGAGCAGATGCGGAAAATGAGGACGAAAACTCAATTATTTGTGAAAATCAAAACCAGTTGAATGCAGAATTGAAAAAAAGAGCTGAAAAAGAATATTCCCAAAATAATGTTGACAAGCCAAAAGTAAATATTAAAGTTGATTTAGTACTTTTAGAAAACACAGTGCTATATCAAAATTTTAAAGATTTAGAAAGGTTAGAATTAGGTGATGATGTTAAATGTCATCATAGTAAACTTGGTATTGATACAGTTGCTAGAATTATTAAGTGTACTTATGATTGTATTTTAGAAAAGACAGTAAAATGTGTTATTGGTGAATTTCAATATAATTATTTGAAAGAAGCAGCATCCATAACACAATCTATTCAACAAGTCATTGACACATCAAACAAAACCTTGATGGCCAACCGCATCACAGGTGTTATCAATCTTTTGACAACCTCTCTAAGAGCTCAAAAAGATATTGCACAAAGACAGGATGTTAGAGCGCTTCTGTTTGAGGATTTAGACAGCAATAGTCCGACATTCGGAGCTTTATGTATCGGTACTCAAGGGCTTCAAATTTCTAAGGAACGCAATCCTGCAAATACCGATTGGCAATGGGGAACAGCCATCAATTTCCGAAGTATTATTGCTGATTATATTATTGCTGGAATCTTGACAGATCGAGAAGGAAAATTCTATCTGAATTTAGATACAGGCGAATTAAGAATGAGAGATGGAACATTTGTTGGAACAATTACCGGAAGCACTATTCAAGGTGGAACTATTGAAGGGGCTACGATAAAAGGATCGCAAATTTTTTCGCAAAGAAACAGAGAGAAGACTTATACACAAAATGATGCCGAAAAATTAAAGCAATATATTTTAGGAAACACCGAACTAACAGATGATGAGAAAAAGCATCTTGATATAAACCAAGATGGTGTAGTAAATATGGCTGACAACTTATTGATAAGACAATTGTTAGGTGGCAGTCGGAGTGTTACTGTTCAAATTGAAGATACAGTTAGAATACATTATGAGGATAGTCAAATAGAAGTTGCATCTTCTTTCCGTAACACTACAACAGGTAGGACAATATCATCTAGCACTGTCATTGCAGGTTCTGGTGTATCATCGGATAGTGTTGTTGTAGAATTTTTAAACGGTTCTAAGGACTTCGGGGTAAGAATCACATTACCGGAATATTCAGTCAACGGTGTTGAAAAAGATATTATTGCATTTACTCCAACAGAAAAAACAGGATTGCCAAAATATGTTATCAACTTTACAGATAGAACAGCAGGATTTGAGGGGTGATGAAAAGTGCTTGAAATAACAAGACAAAATTTAACATTGACTATTTCTAATGGTGTAATACCGTCGCAAGGTTCATCATATGTGCCGGTGAAATTCAACAACGATCAAGAAACGTATCAAGATTATCTTATTTTGCCAACGATTGGGTGGTATAGCAAGGTAGGTTGCTATCAGTCTTTACCTATAGAGTATGATATGACAACATCAACAATGTATTTGCCTGCAGAAGCGTTTTTAAATAATGGAATTATTGCTATAGCGGTAGGTTTACTAGACCCTGCTAATTCTGCCCATAAAGAAGTAACAGCACCTATAACTGCAAGGGTAACAAATGCTCCTTTAGGTGATATTGAATTACCAAAGACAGAGATATGGGAAGCGGCTGTAGCCAATTTAGTCAAACAGCTTATTGATACTGTTGTTGAGAGTGTTAATGAAGCTTTAAGCAAGGCTGATCAATGTGTAGAAAATGATAAAGAGCAACAAGAACAAATCAAAAATATTAAAAGAGAGATATCTAGTTTAGATCAAACGTATGCGAAAAAGCTAGACGTTTATACGCAAACACAAACAAATACTATGCTTAATGAAAAGCAAAACAAAGTTCTTTTTGGAACAACACCTCCATCAAATGATATGGGTGTAGATGGGGACATCTACATTCAAATTGAGGGATAGCATATGGCATATAAAGCATGGAGCGACTATATTTGGACGGAAGTAATGAATAACGGTTCTTATGCTTTGGATATTCAATGGCGCCACAGAATTGACCCTATTGCTAATAAAATATGGTATTCCGTTTGCCAATGGAGAATCAGAAAAATAAATAGCTGGTTTTATGACGCAGATTGCCCTATAGGTTGGGGGTCGATAACAGGCGATAGAACTACAACAAGGATTAGTATAAACTTGCGGGATCAGTCTTCTGTAACATATAATTTCCCCGATGTTGGACGTGAAGCCGAAGCCAATTCAGGCGGCAGTTGGGTGGGAAATGCCTATGTGCATGCCTATTGTAAACCGAGCGGGGTAACGGGACCAGTTCCGACAGGGTGGTACACAAAAGACATAACAAGTTTGCTTCCTAAAATAGACAGGGGTACAGGTATAACTACACTTTCGACCAATTCAGTTACTTTTTCTAGCATTACGTTGAACATCGAAAGCAGCGTTTATACATCGTTAGGAAGATACCGTATCAACGGCGGAAGTTGGGTTGAATTTTCTACTTCATCAGCCTTGCAAGTATCAGGTGGTGGCACGATGACGAAAGTTTTCAGTGGATTATCACCAAATACGTCATATAAAATTGAGGTACAGTGTCGAAGGGATTATAATGAGTTATGGGCGCCTGTATATGCACTTACAACAACAACTCAAAAACCTAGTTTACCTACTATCCGAGATTTAAAACTGACTTCAAATATATACAATCAACAGATATATACATGGAGTGGTGCTTATGGAACAGGACACCCAAGCAATCGTTATGGCACATATGAATATCGTGTTAATGGTGGTGATTGGCAAAGTACAAGCACATCATCTGCAACATTAAATTGTAGTCCTAATACATCATATAAGTTTGAAGTTAGGCTTAGAGATTACTACGGTCAATATTCTTCTATTTTAACCAATAGTGCAACAACACCAAAACCATTAGCACCTACAAAAGGGAAAGTTGATGTGAGCGAAATAACAACCAATCAAGCGACTATCACAATTAGTGGCTTCAAATTAGGTGAAGGCGCTTCAAGTGGCTCTTATAGGTATCGTTTGAATGGTGGAAGTTGGATTGATATAGGGAATAAAACAACCTATACAATTACTAATTTAGACGAGGAAACCACCTATAAATTAGAAGTTCAAATGGTAGATAACTATGGAACTGCTAGTTCTAGTGCAAGTGCAACTTTTACAACGTTATCAGAACAGCTTAAATTTTATATCAAAGTCAACGGTCAGCAGAAATTAGGGAAAGCTTCCCTAAAAGCTGATGGTAATTTCAAAAAAATAAAAAGTGTGTATAAAAAAGAGAATGATATTTGGATAAAAAAAGCGTGATAAATAGAAGATATCAATTCAAAATATAGGGGGGGATTTAATAGAGATTGTAAATTTTATCATTGGGATATTTGTCGGTATAGCAGGACTATGGATAACTTATCTGACATATTCAAGAGGAACACGGAAAATTGAAAAAGAGGAAACATCTGTCATGGTATCGTTGAAGGCTGATATGAAATATTTATCGCAACAAATAAACGATGTCAGGCAGTCAGTTGACAGAATTGATAGGAACTTTAGCGGATTAGTTGAAAGGATGGCAACTGTTGAGGAATCAACAAAAAATGCTCATAAGCGTATCGGCGAATTATGGGAAAGGGTGAATGAGCTTGGCAGAAAATAAGAAACGCTCTAATAAAGCTGATATTTTGAAGAAAGTATGTCAAAAATCATGACAGAATTAGAAGAGTTTCTTTTATGTATGATGAAGATTTTAGAAGAGATGAGAACATCATCGGATTTTGAAAAAGAACGTGAAATGATCAAGGGCAAACTAAGAGAAATGTTTTCTTTGTATCAAGAAAAAAGTAATTAAGTAAGTATAGAGATATACTTACTTTTTCGCTAAAAATATAGTATAATAAAAGAAAAAAAGGAGTGATTTAATAAATTGGAAAACAAGAATTAAAAATCCAATTTTTTGGGTTCAGGTAGGTGGCGCATTTATATTAACCGCATTAACTTATCATTCAATGCAACCACAAGATATGACGTCATGGGCGGGGTTATTCAATGTTGTAAAAGGAGTTTTTCTTAACCCTTATCTATTAGGTCTATGTATATGGAATATGTGGAGTGCAGCGAACGACCCTACGACTAAAGGCGTAAGAGATAGTGCGTTAGCAATGACTTATGACGAACCTAAGAAGGAGGAAAACAAACATGAGTAAAAAATTATATTTTAGTCCATCAAGTCAACCTGAAAATAGGTATGCGTATGGGAACACGAACGAACAGGAACAATGCAATAAAATTGCTTTGGAATGTGTAAAAGTAGCCAAGAGATGTGGTTTTCAGGCTAAAACAAACACAAATAGCGATATGTACGGTAGAACAAAAGAATCTAATGACTGGGGTGCAGATTTACATATGCCAATCCACACAAACGCAGCTAATGGAAAAGTACAAGGTACTAGATTATTTAGTTTTGATGCTAAAGGAACAGGCTATAAAGTTTGTCAAGAGATTATGAAAACATTATCCCCTATCACACCCGGAACGAGTGATAGTATTACTGTTCAATCGTTTTATGAAATCACAAATGCGAATGCTCCGACGGCTTATATTGAAGTTGCGTTCCATGATAACGTAGAAGAAGCTAAATGGATCATCAGCCATACTAAAGAGATTGCAGAAGCGATTGTTAAAGGCATATGTAATTACTATGGCGTTAAGTATGTATCTGAAAGCGTAAGCAAACCATCAAAGCCAACTACACCAAGCACTGAAAAATCAGATTTAGAGCTTGCTTGTGAAGTGTTAGAAGGTAAGCACGGCAAGGGTGAAGATAGAGAAAAGAAATTAGGTTCACGCTATTCTAAAGTACAGAGCATCGTTAATTTTATGATTGAATGTCGTGATAAATCAGCGGAACAGATGGCTTCTTATGTATGGCAAGGTAAATTCGGCAATGGCGATTTAAGAAAACGAGCAATCAATTTATGCAATCATTCCTATAACGCTGTTCAAAGCCTTGTAGAGCGAGGTATCGGTAAACCTAGTGAAAATGTATATTACACAGTAAAAAAAGGTGATACACTATCACAAATTGCCTCTAGGTACAATACAAGCGTTAATGCTATTGCTAAATTAAATGGCATTAAGAATGTTAATTTAATTAACATTGGACAAAAATTAAGAATTAAATAGAAAGACACCTTATCCCTTTAAATTGGGGTAAGGTGTTTAACTTTGTAAAAAAAATAAAAAAAATACTTGACTTATTCACGTGATACGTGTATAATATATTTGTAAGGTTGAGATAGGCAGAAAGGAAAAATAAATGATAGTCAAATTATTCATAGCACTGCTTCAACTACTAGAAAGCAACTATGAAGTCGAAAAAGTAACTATCGTAGTAAAGAAACAAAATAAAAAGAGATAGACCATCTCTTAATCAGCACAATTAAATAAAGTCCTATCTCCAATCTTACTTTAACACAATTAGGACAAAAAGTAAAGAAAAGAGGGAAAGAAAAATGAGCATAACAGAAGCTAAGGCTAAAGCCAACGCTAGAAGTCAAAAAAAGAATGATAAGACATTCACTTTGAAATTATCAAGAAATCTTGATAAAGATATGATAGAATGGCTTGAAAGTCAAGAAAACAGAAATGCGTATTTAAAAGATTTAATTAGAAAAGATATGAAATAAAAAGCACCAACGCTTAAATATAGCGTTTCTAGGTGCTTTTTTAAATATAAACTCGACACTTTTTCGACACTTTGCGGGTCAAAAACAGGTTAAAATCGCTTAAATACTGTATGCTATACAATTTAGAAAAATGCTCAATATATCAAGTTATTTTGGCATTGTATGAATGGCGAAGAAGAAGGGATTTGAACCCTCGATGGATTTCTATATAGATATATTGTTTTTAAAATATGTTGATATTATCAAGATATTTTAATTTAAGATTTTTGTGTTTTGAGTTTTTGACACTTTTTCGACACTTTGAGAATTAAAGATTTTATCAATGGTTTCTATCTTTTGTTCAATGCTAGCATGTGTATATACACTTAAAGTCGTATCTGCTGAGCTATGACGCATCAATTCTTGAGCAGTTTTGATGTTAGCATTGTTCATCACAAGATTAGTTGCATATGTATGACGCAACATATGAAAGTTGTAGTTTATACCTATCCTTTTTGCAATTTTGTGAACAAATCTATACATTACCGCAGGATTGATGTATGAGCCTTCTTCACTACATATAACAATATCATACGGATTTATAGAGAACCATGATTGTAAATCGTTAATAAGCGGTTGAGGTAATGGGATAGTCGCTTTAGATCCTTTACTTTTCATATCAGAAACAACTTTAAAATCAGTAACCTTTTTATTGTAGTAAACAAGTTTTTTGTTAATCGATACTAACCTATTTATTAAATCAAAATCAGATTTTTCTAATGCACAAACTTCTGAAACCCTAAGACCACAATAATAACCAAGTTTCATAGCTATGATATAAGATTGCGTTCTAAAAGTATTTTTTGATTCCAAAATTTTGATAATCTTATCAAAGTCATCTAAGTCTAATGCTTTCTTTTCACGTTTATTTTCAACACCAGTGATTTTTACATATGCTAGAGGGTCGCTGTCAATATAGCCACTTTGGATAGCATATACAATAACTCTTTTTAATGCTTTGCGAATATTTTTGTTTGTTTCAATCCCCTTATCACTTCTGTTATTAAAAAAACCTTGCAAGATGCCATAATTTATATTAACAATGGGATAAGCGCCTAATTCTTTACTTACATATTTAAAATCTTTGATGGAATTGATGATTGTATTATCTTGGTATAATTTCGCATTGACTTCAATAAATTCTTTATACACTTCATCTAATGTTAATTTAACTTCTTTTTTTATGATACCATAGTTTAGCAATTCGTTTTTCTTTTCTGTTTCGTGGTCCTCAGCTTGCTTTTTAGTAATGAAACCACTTTTTGAATATCTGCTTGGTATTCCGTAAATGTTTGTATAGTTAAAATAGACTTCATACACAAAGCCTTTTTTAGCCTTTCTGCTGTTTCTTTTCCTAATTGACATAAAAGCACATCCTTTCGATTATATTTGCCTAGAACGTACTTTTATGCTAAAATTGAGTACGTAAAAGGACTTTTGTAGGTTGTTTTACATTTGGAGATATTGCCAGTATCTCTAGACCATCCTATTGCGAGTAGGGTGGTTTTTTGCTATAATTTTGTTAGTCCTAAGTTACCCGTTGGGGTTTGGGGCTTTTTTAATAACATTTTTTACAAGGTGTATAGCCCCTTGCCTGAGCGTCATCTTTTGATATTTCAATTGGATTTTTCATATTGCTGCATCCGGGTCTACTGTGATATTTTTTTCCATTTCCTGAACCTGCAATATACACATAATCAATAACCTCATCGACTGGAGCATTGACTTCGTTTTTATTAGTAGATGGTTCTTGTTGAGGTTCAGTGTTATGACTTTTTTCTTGAGCTTCTGTTGGTTGCTCATTTTTTATTTGTGCTTGTTCTTCCTTTGGTTTCTTGGTATCAGTAGGTTTGTCATCTATAGCTTCAGCTTTATTGTCCTCAATGATATTTATTTTAACTTTGTTACTAGATATTCCGTCAGCTTCAATCCAAAGATATGCTGTGCCGGTAGCTTTAGTTTCAACGAATAGTTCATCGTCTTTAAATGTTAAAATTGCTAAATCTTTATCTGATGAGTTTAATTTGAAATCAGTATTTTTATTTTCATTCGGGCTGACTGTATAATTAAGTTTAACTGTTGAATCAATTGTGATATCGTCTTTTTGCTCAGCGATAACTATACTTTCTATTTTATCTTTTTTTGATTCTGTTTTTTCAGAAGAATTTAACAGTCCAATAAAATATAATGAGAATAATGCAGATAGTACAATTTTAGTTTTCTTTGACCAAGTTGTTTTCTTCCATAAAAGATATAATCCAATTGGTAGAAACACAATTAAGAATATGATAGTTAAAACATTATAAAGTGCTTTTTTGTTTTTATCATTACCGTTATTATTGCTGTTTGATATTTTAAAATCATTTGGTTCTTTAGTTTTATTTTTCTTCCCTTTTGATTCTGAAACATAACTAATACCAGTTCCCGGAATAGAGAATGTGGATCTATTTCTGCCATTTGCTGTTTTGGTAAATCTAACTCCTTTACCACCAACGCTATATCCTATGCCTGATTTACTGAAATTAACTCTAAATGGACCTTTGCTAATACTTTTTCTAAATCTTAATCCCATAAGTTGTTTTCCTCGATTCTGTCATAATTGATTTATTTGTTAAATTTTAAACTATCCTTGTGAGTTTTGGATTTTTTATTCCTCAATAGATAAAGATTGCCGATATTCTTCTGCCAACATAGTTTCATTAAAGTCAGCAGCGGGGTCTTCTTGGAAAACAAAATCTTTTATCGTATCTATATCTACTTTGAAAAATTCCTTTCTTACATTTATTTTATTTAATCTGTATTTATCTAATAAATGATGTAATTTAGATTCTAAAGCTACCGCATCTTCCGAGAAAATCATTGCGTGTACGTCAAAAGAGAATGGTACTGAGGCATCCCCTAGTTCCCTAACTCTATCCATTGGTTCTAATCTTCTTGTCATACCTACTTTAAATACATCTTCACCAAAAGAACCAAGATTTGAAATTACATAAACATTACCGGCTTTACCATTTTGTCTATTGATAATTTCTTCTTTTTTATCTTCAACCTTAGCAAGCATAGCCTCTAAGTCCTTAATTTTATCTAAATATTTTTGAATCATATTATTATCCTGAGTTTTAGATAATAATTCTTTGACGTTATCCATTTCGGTTTGGTATTTAGATTCTTCTTTTTCCACTTGTTTTCGTTGTTGCTCGAGTATTCTTCTTTCTTCTGCTTCTTGTCTTATTTGTTCTCTTATTGCGGCTTGTTCAGCTTTTTGACGTTCTTTTTGAACATAATATTCATATTCAATGTTTATTGCATTCTTAAATAATATTTCAAGTTCACTTATAAATTTTGAAATAGTTTTAGCTATTGATTGATTTCCGTTAGAAGAAATATAACGGTATTTTTCACATATATCATGGATATAGTCAATAGATACATTTTCTTTTTCATATTTTAAGTTATATAGAGTATTTTGTAGTTCAGCTTTAAGTCCAATAACCATTAGCTGATAAATGGTTTGATTTGCTTTAGTGGTATATCTTGATTTGTATTGTTCTAAAAGCATAGAAATGAGTTTCTCATTTTCTTTATATTTTTTTCTTAACTCTTTCATGTTGAAGCAATTAAGTTTTAATTCTATGTTTGGTTCTAAATCAGCATATTTAACCGCTAGAATATCTTCAATTACTTGCTCATCGTCATATTCATGATATTTTCTGATAGCTTCTTGAATATCTTTTGAATATTTCTTTAGATTTTTTGTCTTTTCTTTTAGATTATTAAATGTAGTTTCTTGTTTTTCTCTTTTTTGGATTGTTTCAGCAAGAGTAATTTTGCTTATCTCGGTTTGCTCATATAAATATTGAATATCATTTTGATACTCATTTTTAGTTTTGAGCAATAAAGCTATTTCTTCTTTCGTTTCATTCAAGAAATTTGTTGCTGTTTGACAATCAGTAATTTTGTTATCATTCATGAATTTAATGTTTTCTTCTAGGCGTTTATTCAAAACAGATATTTGATTTTCTAAATCTTCTTTAGTTGCTTCTAGTTCGGCAATCCGTTTCAGTTCTTTTTTGTTAAATAATCCCATAATTTTTCTCCCTGTTTAAATCACAAAAATAATCTGCTATTAAGAGTAATCTTTAATAGCTTTTTTTAAAATTCCAATAACCCTAAAATTCGTATTATTCAAATCTATTACAGTAGTTTTTGTTAATTCATTTTTTCTTTTATTTTTAATGTTTCTCTATATTGATCAGCATCTGCTATTTTATTAAATTCGATTAAGCTGTCATGATTTTCTTTAACAACTTTTTCAATTTCATCCAAAGAAACTTTAAAAAATTCTTTTCTTCCATTTATCATATTTACTTTTCTATTTTCAAATGCCTTGTGTAGTGCATTTTCAAGTTTTGGCGCATCATCACTAAATATCATAGCATGTACATCAAATCTGAACGGAACAGATGCATCACCTAGTTCATCAATTCTATCCTGTGGTTCTAACCGTCTAGTCATGCCTATTTTATATACATCTTCTCCAAATGCCCCTATATTTGAAATAACATACACGTAGCCGGCTCTTTGATTTGCTTCTCTATAATCTATATCTTCATAATTTTTTGATATTTCAGCTAATTTGTCATCAATTTGTTTTATTTTTTCTTTAAGTTCAACTGCTTCATTTCCATCTGAGTTTGCAAGTTGATGTAATAAATTTTCTTTTGCATTTTCATAATGTTTTTGTTCTTTAGCAATATTTTTTCTTGCCTCTTGTATTTCTTTTTGTAATTTCGCTTGTTCTCTTTCTTCTTCTCGAGCAGCTCTTATTGCATCTTTTTCTTCTTGTTTTTTACAATTATATTCATGAACAAGATATAATTCATTTACCTTTAATTGTAAGTAATTAGATGTGATCGAAATTTTGTTTCTTTTATTTAACTTATCCAATGCTGAAGCACTTTTGTGGATTTTATCTTTAATTTTATCAACATTATTAAATTTAGCTTTTGAAATCAATACATCACATTCACTGTTAAACGCTCTAAGGTATAACTTCATGTTATCGTTATTCATAGCTGCACCTTTTGCTAAACTGCCATCAAGTTGCCATTTATCAGAATAGTTTAATGCCTTTTTCTGCTTTATTAAAAGTTTTTGTTGATCTCTCACAGCTTTTATTCTATCAGCATATTCTTCACTAGACATGCAATCATATTTAGGCGTATAAATTGACCATTCAGTCATCATTTCTAAATCATCATCTATTTTAGCAATCATTTTTTCCTTATAGGCGATAGTTTTAGTTAATTCGTTAATATTTTCTTCCAAAGAATTATTCTCTTTTAGAAGCATTTGATTTTGCTCTTTTCTTTGTGCAATTTCTTTTTGAATTTCTGCATAGTCTTTTGCTCCTAAATAATTCAATTGTTCTTTAAGGCTTTGGATTTCTTGTTCTAATTCGTTTATTCTGGCTAATTCCTTTTTGTTAAATAATCCCATGTTTTTTCTCCTGTTTATATTACATCACTTTGAAAAGCAACGGCTTTACCTAATACTCTTACTTGTTCCAATTCTTCACTTCTATATTCCAAGTCTTTAAACTTTGGATTTTCTGCTTTTAAAATTAACAAATTAGCTTCTTTGTAATAATAAAATCTCTTTAATGTTGCTTCATCATCAATCAATACAACCGCTATTTCGCCATTTGAAACGGTGGGTTGTTTTTTAATAAAAACAATATCACCATCATTTATCCTAGCGTTTATCATACTATCACCTTTGCATTTTAAACAAAAATCTGCATCAACGTCAGTTCCTGCCATAATGTAACTCTCTCTGTCCTCATCAGCAAATATAGGTTCGCCACATGCTACAGTTCCTAGTAGGGGAAATTTTTTCTTTTCTATGGGGTATATATTGTTCAAAGCTAAATAATCTTCGTCATTTTCAATACCTAATTCTCTATATCGATTTCTGATATTTGTCTTACCTAATAAATAATTCATATCGACATTGAAATAATCGGCTATTTGATCTAGTATTTCATATTTTGGCATACGACCACCGTTTTCGTACATTCCAATTGTACTGTACCCAAGCCCCAACTCATCTGCCAATTCTTTTTGTGAAAGAGCTTTTTCTTCTCTAAGCCCTTTTAATACTTCTTTGAAAGCTCTCATGTTAATCACCACCCAAATGTATAATAACACATAATGTGAGAAAAATAAAGGAAAAAATCACGAAACGTGTTGACAAACATATCATAAGTGTTATAATACAGGTGTACTCACGGAATGCGAGTGGTAAGAAAGGAGGGAATTGAAATGCCGACAAATAAAGAAATTGGTTTACGAATAAAAAGATTAAGAGAATCTAAAAAACTATCACAAGAAGATTTATCAAAATCTTTAAATGTATCGAATTCTACAATTTCAATGTACGAAAGAGGAGAAAGAGTGCCAAGAGACGAAAACAAAATTAAAATCGCATCATTTTTTGAAGTCACAGTTAGTTCTATTTTTTTTGATGACACACTCACAAAATGCGAGTGTGATAATTAGTAATATTCTATTTTTAAAACAGATTAGGGGGTAATACCATGCATAAAGAAACTATGTTTCTAATAGAGGGGCAACAATATCAAGTTGTAGTGTCTTTCGAATTATCTTATGATGACTGGTTACAAATTCAAAAGACACGGTCGTGGAAAAAGTTAAGTCGTGCCCTTGAGGAAAAGCAAAATAAATATAACAAGAATTGCCACCGTATGAAGGGATATTGATAGGATAAGGCTCGTTATAGTATTCAGTGTATCTGAGTATTTCTCCGTTTTTTTTAAATATATTTTTTCCAATAACTCTAGGAATTTTGTGTGAGAAAAATTTTTGATTACCAACAATTAGACGAACATCAATTATATTTAAAGGTAAAGTAGATTGATTGACGAAAGAAACGTATAGAATTAACGCTTTATCATTCATATGTTTGCCAAAAATCTGAACATCTAGTTTTTCTCTATGTGTTATCAAAAAATAAATTGCATTACACAATGTTCCTAAAAAACCAATTATAGATAACAAGAAAGTTATATTTTCCTTTGTTAGATATTCCAACGTTTTATTCACCTCCCTTTCTGTATTAAATTTTCAACACTGGGGAGTATTGATAAAGCTATTATAGCTAGATGAGGTGTCAAAAATCAACAATATTATCATTTTGAAAGGGGGATACTGGTGTTTAAACATTACATTACGAAATATGAAGAAAACGGCGATTTGTTTGTGGAATCGTGGATTCAAATCAATTTTATTGGGCATACATGGTGCTTTTCAAGAAGAAAAATAAAAATTCCCAAGCGATAATCTGCCTGGGAAGTAAGTTTAGATTTTCTGCCATTTTCTTCCTTTTTCTTGAGTTGGTGGTAATCTATCACCAGAGTCTATTTTGACAGTTCTAGGCTTCGGTACTTCTCCACCACGTGGACCAACTTCACGATATTTACCTGGTTTTTGGTTGTCGGTTCCAGGTTTAATTAACTTTGGCATCGTGTTCACCTCCTTTCGAGGTAATTATAGCATGATGTTATGTTTTATTCAAAATCAGATTAGGAGGGATAAACGTGCAACGTATATTTGGATTTCTATATGTTTTGTGGATGATTGGTTTTGTATTGATGTTGCTTAATTTTAACAAAAAAGGCTATTCCAAATATCAAGCAGTAACAGTCATGTTAGTAATTGCTCAATGGGTGGTAATTCTAATTCAGGTGCTTTGGGGCAATTTTATAGATTGACAAGTAAGGAGTGGTGAAATGGAATTAGACTTCAAAAAATTAAAAGCAAGGATCGTTGAATACTACGGTACACAAAGAGCATTTTCGAAAGAACTGCCGATGAGTGAGAACATGCTGTCATTAAGAATGACAGGCAAGGTTCAATTTACCGTTGAAGAAATCCTATACATTTCTAAACTATTAGCAATTCCAACTGATGAAATAGGAATCTATTTCTTTAAAGAGAAATAGGGCAAAAGATACCCTATCAAGTACCTATCGCCCTATAAGAGGGAGAGTATGTAAGCAATAAGTTTCTCAAATACGACTGATAAGAAACTATTGGAAAGGGAGCCTCTTAAAGAAGATTTAGAAACTTTGCTTTCATACTCAAGCGAAAAGCCTTTATAAATGATTTTGACTTTTCTTATTAAATCACCCCCTAAACATGATTTTATCACGTTGTAGGAGTAAAAAACAATTAAAAATTATTTAGAGGAGTGATTAGATGGAAAATCTATTTTTAAAAAACAAAGAAGGGAAAATATTAAAAGTTTCTGTTATTTGTATGTGTGTTGAGTGTCAAAGAAGGGGTATGCCTGAATTAGTTCTAGAAGATATGAATGGACAGTATGCTGATTACATTAAGGTAAGCGATTTGTTCAACGGTGAATATCTTTTAAGCAAAGATTTCTATAGTTTGTAAAGGGGGTGAGGAGATGGAAGAATTAAAGATGTTTAACACCGAGGAAGTATCGAAAATGTTAAACATGCGAGTTGATCTCGTTAGAGATTTAAGAAAAATTGGTGTCCTAGAAGCAATAAGGACCGGACAAAGCTATATGTTTTCACGAGAAGCAATTCTTGAGTTTCAAAGAGATTACAAAGGCAAAGACGTTTCGAACGTCAAGAACGCCGTAATCGCCATGAATGAAGTAATGAAAAAAAAGTTGCTTGTTCCAGCAAGCAACTCAAAATGAAATTATCCTATAAAATTTCATCTTTATTATAGATGAAATTAAGTAAAAAGTCTATTAAAAAATGGGAAAGTATAAAACGATTCTAAATTGTGGTTAGAAGCGTTAGGTAAAACTATTTTTCCATATTCATTGAAGGAGTGAAAATAGTATGACAGAAATAGAATGTGCAGTACAAGGAATTAAGTTAGGCATGTGTATCATGGGGCTTATTGTGGTTTGTGCATTTGCACTGAAAGAAGTCTTAGATGAGTTCAAGAAGCCCATTGATCGCAAGGCACAGCAAGAACGCTTAGCCTATTTAGAAGCTAAACGTCAGCGTTGGGAAGATTACTTCCTAGAAAAGAAATTCAAATAAATTAAATAAAGAGTTCGTACCCTCAAGGCAGTACATCATTCATGTGCATAGACTAATTATTATTATCATCATTAAAAACGATGTGGATAGTGTGATGTGATACATAAAAAGCATAATTTCGTACATTGATTTTTGACTCCCTTCAAATAATGCATTGAGTGGTGTATTGCTTTGAGGGTACGAGCAGACAAGGAGAAGAAAAAATGAACAAAACAGAATTGATTACAGAAGTTTTAAATTTATACGATGTTATCGGAGCATTAAAGAACCAAAATGAAAAATTAGCATTGAATCAGCTTCCAAGCAATAGCGTGGCTGAACAAAATATTTCATTTATCGATAAGACGATGATTGAAGTTGGAAAGAAAACAGTTCTTGAGGATGTTCTTTATTCATGGAGAGAAGTAAATGTTAAATATGATGATGAAACGAACACATATAAAGCTACATCGTTTGAAAATTGGATTGAAAAGAAAATCAATAAATCATATATTCCTTCTTATATTTCGTATGATGGATTTTTAAGTTATTTCCATAATGATTTAGAAAAAATGTATGCGAAAGAAAAAGAAGTAGCACTAGCAAAAGCTAAAAAAGAGGATGAAGAAAATGAATAACTTTGATAAAGCCATAGATGAATGGCTAACACGTGAGTATATGGGAATGAGGGAATGTGTTTTCGGAATGGAAGAAGATACAGAACTTGAAGAGGAGGATGAAGATTATGACGATTACATTTGAAGATATTAAAAGTGCTAACGAAACACTTAGCACAACATCAATCAAAGGTAAAGAATATGTTGAAGTCAATCAGCGAATTAAGGCTTTTAGAATGGTTTTCCCTTTGGGGTCAATCGAAACTAATATTGTATCAATGGTAAATGGTGTTGTAACAATGAAAGCAAGTATTAAAGATGGAGTTGGAAATCTTATCGGTACAGGATATGCACAGGAAAAAGAAAGCAGTAGTTTTATTAACAAAACAAGCTTCATCGAGAACTGTGAAACATCAGCAGTTGGGCGAGCTTTAGGCATGTGTGGATTCGGAATTGATACTAGTATATGCAGTGCCGAAGAACTAACAAATGCATTAGAAAATCAAAACAGTCAAACAAAAGAAAATCAAAACAATCACGCAAAAAAAACAACAAACAGTGAGCTGAATAACCAACCTGCTGTAAACTTTACAGATGAGCAAATCAAAAGAATTATGATTGATAATGCTACATTAAAGTCAACATTGGAAAGTTATCACGTTCAATTTCGAGAAGATGATGGAGATATGGGAAGGACTAATAATGATGTCATCTGTCGTAAAGCCGGAGTACCAACACAGAACATTCTTGAATTAACACCGGAGCAGGTTTTGTCTCTAAACAAAGAATATGAAAGAATTATCATGAAAAAGAGGAGCATAAATAATGGATAATTTAACACGTATTAACGCAGTGATCGGAGAGGTAGAAAGCCTCTCTATCACTTGCGATGCAGAATTGGAAAATGCTAACAGATTAGCCAAAGAATTTAAGAAAGAAATCAAAGCAATCAAAGACGAATATAAAGACGAGATTGCGCAATATCACAAATTGCATAAAGAAGCTAAGGCAAAGGAAAAAAAAGCCCTAGAGCCTATAAATAAAGCTTATGATGTCTTAAGCAAAGCTATAGGTATTTATATGCGTGATAGAGAAAAGCGCATGCTAGAGCTTAGAAAAGCCGAGGAAGAACTGTTCGGAGAGGCAATGCCTGAAAAAAAGCTAGACCTCGGTGGTACGCATGTTAAAAAGACATGGAAAGCAAGAGTTATTGACCCTGACAAAGTACCTGATAAATGGGGTAATCATAGATTAAAAATTGTTGATGAAGCTAAGCTAAATGAAATTGCTAGATTTGAAAAAGGCAATGCTCAAATTGAAGGTGTGGAGTTCTACCTAGAAGAAACCACGATTATTCGAAATGGCTAAATTGCATAAGCTAAGGGGTAGATATATTTTAGAAGGCTACCACCTTAGCAATGTAAATGAAATGTATTTAGAAGCGAATAGAAACAACTTTCTTGAAGTTGATGTTAAGGTGTTGGATAACCGACATATAACAGATCAACAAAGGCGCTTTATCTTTGCTCTGTGCGGCGAAATATCATATTACACGGGCGAAGATAGTGAGTATATCAGATTGTTATTACAGCAGTACAACGCCAATTTAAGAGACATTGAAGTTATGTCATTGTCAAGTTGTGATATGACCTATGCAAATGGCTTAATTGATACCATTATTGATTATTGTATTGATAAGGAGATTCCTATAAGTGGTGATGTCATCAATGAACATAAATATCAATTCAATATCCATCAAGTCTATATGATGTGCTTAAAACGTATATGCGTTATTTGTGGTGCTAGGGCGGACATTCACCATGTAGACCATATTGGTATGGGGGCGAATAGAAAAACAGTATCGCATGTAGGAAAAAGGGCGCTACCATTATGTCGCAAACATCACACGGAATGTCATAATACTGGTGAAGAAAAGTTCATATCAATGTATCATTTGATACCGATAAAGATTGATAAAAAGATGGAGTATTTCATCAAAAAAGGTAAAATAAAATACTTTGACGAGAGGTGATATAAATGGTTATAAACAAGGTTAATTTGAATGAATGGAAAACGCTTAAAGAGATACAGCTTGAACTTCAAATCATAGGAATAAATAAAAGCTCAAGAGAAATCAGACGTGAGTTTGAAGCCCATAATGATGACTTTAGAAGTGGATTAGTAGACACCTATATTTGTCATTCGTGCAGATATCCAAGTGGTTATAAAATGTCAAGAAATCATGATGAAATTATGAACAGTATCGAAGATAATCGTAAACGTGGTATTGAACAATTAAGAGATTATAGGGATACTGTGAGAGCTTTGAAAAGGTTGTCAAAATGAGCGAGCAGGGCTTTATTAAGCTACCTAGAGCGATACAAAATTGGGAATGGTACGATGAACCGAATACAGCTCATTTATATATCACACTCATGTTAATGGCTAATCACGAGGATAAAAAATGGCGTGGTGAAGTCATTAAAAGAGGCACTTTGGTTAGTTCTTTATCATCTCTAAGCGCTAAAACAGGGCTATCAGTTATGCAAGTAAGAACCTGCTTAAAAAACTTGCAAAAAAGCGGTGATATAACAAGCAAAACAACAAACAAAAATACGCTTATAATCGTTACAAATTACAATTTATGGCAAGATGATAACAAACAAATAACACACCGCTCAACAAACGAGCAACAAACGAGCAACAAACAAATAACAACAAACAAGAATGATAAGAATGTAAAGAATGATAAGAATGAAAGAATAAAAGATATTGTCGAGAAGGTCATCGACTATCTCAATCATTCGGTAGGAAAGCATTATAAACCGGGTTCTAAAAACTGCCAAAAGTATATAACCGCTAGATTAAATGAAGGGCACAAGCTAGAGGATTTTCAAAGGGTAATAGATATCAAATGCAGAGAGTGGCTAAACAATGAAAAAATGGCTACCTACTTAAGACCCGAAACATTGTTCGGTACAAAGTTTGAAAGTTATTTGCAGCAAGCATTGAAAGACGAACATAAGCATTTGGTAGAGAAAGAAGCCGAGGACTATATCGAATTTTAGAGGTGATTAAAAATGCAAAGTTTAAAAAGTTATATTAGTGCTGATCCACGTGTAGGATTCAAAAAAGAAGTTGTATGCTCTCAATGTGGTGGGATGCATAAAGACATCTACGATAAGCAAGGAGTGTTTCTCTATTCAACGCCTTGTGAATGTGAAGAGGTCAATGAACGTGAAATACGCAGTCAAGAATTGTCAGAGTTGTTGTACGTAGATATCGCCATTGAAAATAATCGAAGTAAGAGCGGTCTGACTAAAACGGAACTAACAAAACTCCAAGATAACTATAACATTGACAAGTCAAACAAAGATATCTATCACCAAGTGATTGACTGGGTAGCAGAGTTTAGTCAAGATACAAAGCGTGGCTTCTTGTTCATTGGAAAACCGGGTACAGGAAAGACAAGACTAGCCCTAGAAATAGCTGAAAAGCTATTAGCTAAAGGGGTTAGGGTATATTTCACCACTGCGCAGCGGTACATGAATGATGTCAAGAAAGGCTTTGATGCAGATGTACCGGATGTCAGAATGTTAGCAAATAATGCAACAGTGCTGATACTGGATGACATAGGGGCAGAAAGAGGCACAGCTTTTGAGAAAGCCGAAATCCTAGAGCTTATCAACTCTAGAGCAGGCGTAAAACCAACGATTATTACTTCTAACTTGAATAAAGAGGATTTAGGTATATTTTATCGTGGTGATAGCAAAAACGCTAAATTAGACCAAAAAACAGCCGATAGGATTGTGTCAAGGATTGTTGATTGCTCTGAAAAGATATTCCATTTCGATGGTACTGACAGAAGAATTATCAAGTACAAGCAGCGAGAAAGCGGGGTTGAAAATGGAGTGTAAGAAAGAAATAAAGATAGAACTTTATAACGATCACTTCGAAAATGCTAAACGTTATCAGATACCAAGAGCGCAGTTAATCATTGCGGATATTCCGTATAACATCGGTATCAATGCCTATGGTTCACGTTCTGATTGGTATATTGGCGGTGATAACAAAAATGGCGAGAGTGAAAAAGCAGGTAAATCTTTCTTTGACACTGACAATGATTTTAAAATCTATAACTTCTTTCAATTCTGTACTAGGCTTCTCAAGAAAGAGCCAAAAGAAACAGGACAAGCACCATGTATGATTATATTCTGTTCTTGGCAGCAGTTAAATGAAATTAAAGAATATGCTAAGAAGTTCGGGTTTAAACACGCACAGCCATTATTCTTTATTAAAAAATCATCTTCACAGGTGTTAAAGGCGAATATGCGCATTTGTGGTGCAACCGAAGTCGCATTGGTGTTGTATCGTGATAAACTCCCGAAATTCAATAACAAGGGCAGAATGATTTTAGACCATTTTGATTGGGATAGGAGCGGTAATTACCCTAAAATCCATCCTACACAAAAACCGGTTGAAGTTTTAAAACAACTGATAGAAATTTACACTGATATTGGGGATGTAGTGATTGATCCGGTAGCAGGGAGTGCAACAACGTTAAGGGCGTGTGCTGAATTAAATAGAAGTTGCTATGGATTTGAAATTAAAAAGAAGTTTTACAAAGAAGCAAAAGAAAAAATGTTATCAAATGTCAATATGACATTAGAAATTTAAAAAACTAAAGAAAGGAAACGGTTGTGCGCACATAAAATCATGGTTTCCTTTTGGTTAAGAAATGAATCAAATAAACTTATTTGAAATACTGTTTGAGCCATACAAAATAACAAAATATATCAGGTTAATAGAATTGTTTGCCGGCATTGGCTCGCAGGCGAAAGCCTTAGAAAGATTAAATGTTGATTTTCAACATTACAAAGTAGTTGAATTTGATAAGTATGCAATCAAGTCATACAACGCAATTCATGATACAAATTTTGAAACAAGTGATATAACACTAATTCACGCAAAAGATTTAGAAATCGTTGAAACAGATAAGTATGAATACATCATGACATATTCATTCCCTTGTCAGGATTTATCGCTTGCAGGAAAACAAAGAGGAATGAAAAAGGGCAGTGGAACACGTTCAGGACTTTTATGGGAGGTCGAAAGGCTTCTTGATGAATGTGTTGAAACGAATGGTAATTTACCACAAGTTTTATTGATGGAAAATGTCCCTGAAGTTATAGGTTCAAAAAATATCGAACACTTTCAGGAATGGGAAAGAAAACTTGAATCATTTGGATATAGAAATTATTGTCAGGTATTAAACGCAAAGAACTATGGCATCCCACAAAATAGAAAAAGATGCTTTATGATTAGTATTCTTGGTGATTACTATTATGAGTTTCCAAAACCTTTTGAACTCAAATTGAGATTGAAGGATATGTTAGAAGATGTGGCTGACGAAAAATATTATTTATCACAAAAAATGATTGAGAGTTTTAATCATCATGCCGAAAGACACCGTAATAGAGGGAATGGCTTCGGTTGGAAACCAACACAAGGGGAAGGAATAGCGAATGCACTCACAGCTAGCGCAAATTGCCGATCTTCAGACAATTTTATTAAAGTATTAGGGACTGTAAATATCGGAAACAATGAATCTAACAACAGAATATATGCCGTTGATGGCATATCCCCTACCTTAAACACTTGTCAAGGTGGGAATAGACAAGTTAAGGTTTTGATTCCTGAAAAAACAAAAAGAGGATATAAAGAAGCCTATGAAGGAGATGGTGTTTATATCAATCGACCACATCAAAAAAGAGGAACTGTTCAAAATGGTATGATACAAACACTGAAAACAAGTGGCAATGATGTTGGTGTAGCTGTTAGTGAACCCAAAATAATTGATGATGCACAAGGGTTTGATGGTGTAAGAGAATACGAAAGCTATTCTCCAACACTTAGAGCTACTAGAAGCGGTTTGAAAGTGGAACACAATTTACGTATCAGAAAATTAACCCCACTCGAACGTTGGCGCTTGATGGGTTTTGATGATGAAGATTTTTACAAAGCTGAAAAAGTAAATTCAAACACACAACTGTATAAACAAGCTGGAAACTCAATCGTTGTAAATGTGTTAGAAGAAATATTAAAAAAATTATTTTAAGAAAAGAGGGGAAATTAAAATGACAAATGAAGAAAGAATTGAAAAATTTAAAAATGAGAATGTTGCAGTAAACTGCAAAACAGAGGAAGAAGCAAGAAAATTTATTGAATGGTGCTATGAAAATGGATTTGAGTGGGATATTTCTAAACCAGGTGTAACGCATTTTTATTACTACGAAGATAAAACTTGTTATACTTTTAATTTTTGTGACTGTGAACACTTGGGATATGGCACTAAAAGTTTTCATAAAAGAGAAGGCTATGAAGTCATTAAATATAAAGACTTCATGAAAGAAAATAAAATGACTAATTTAGAAGCAGTTGCTTCTAAAGGTTTAATCAGAGATAGATATGCATTATGTCACACCGCTCATATTTGCAAATATAGTGTTGGTTGCGAGGCAAAAAGATATGATTGTTCTAAATGCGAATTTAATGATAATGTAAATTTATGTGTTAAAACATTGCTTGAAGAATACAAAAAGCCTATCAAATTAACAAGGTTTGAGTTTGATTAC